AATAAATGCCGGCCGAAACCCGCGAAGAGCTCGTTGGACAACTACAGCGGCCCGGACAGCGATCCGAGGATGTACGCCTGGTCGTGCAGCAAACCGGCAAGCGAACCTCGGAGTTCTGGTCGTTTGCATCACCAACCGGCACCACCGGTGCATTTTACTTCGGTGGTTTTTACGAGTGGCACAGCGCCTCGTTTACGCCGGCTCCAGCCGGCACCAATGTCGGCTCTGCGAACTCTTCGTATGCGGCCCATGCAATGGTCATCCTGGGCGCATCCTCGACTGACATGGTTGTCAGGGTGACGGGTACATCGATCAATGACAGCGCCACCAGGACCACCAGTGACACCGAGGACATCGACACATCCGGTGGTGCTGCCAATGCTTACTATGAAACCTCGAAGAAGTTCATCGGCCAGGTGTCGTACACATTGCAGTCAGGCACAGGTGTTATTATCAATGCCGGGTTCTCGAAGTACTGGGACCACGGCAATGTGGATTTTACTGTTACCGGGCTCGAGGTAACCTGGCGTGCCGGCGCCAACGACTCGGCACCTAATATCGAGCTCCTGCACCATAAGGCCACCGGCTGGACTTACGGCGCGGGTGGTGAGGCAACCCCACCGACAGCCATTGCCAGCATGAACACCGACCATGTGACCGAGATCCAGGCTGTGAACGGGGAGTACGGTGCCTGGAAGCGCACCAACCTGTCGCAGTACATTGTTGGCGGCGGCTCTGAAGGTACTTTGTGGAAAGTAACGACAACAGCCAACAACGCCTTCCAGATTGGTAATTTGCAAATGGACATCAAGGCATGAAACTGTCTGCCAACTTTACCCTGGAAGAATTTCTGATCTCGCAGACCGCGGAGCGGCATGGTATCGATATGACGCCACCACCCGAGGTCGTCGGGAATCTCAGACGATTGTGCGAAGGGTGTTTACAACCACTTCGTGCAGCAACGAACAGGCCCATCTTCATCTCGTCCGGCTTTCGCTCCCCGGAACTCAACTCACTGATCGGTGGCTCGCAGACCTCTGCACATATGCGAGGTGACGCAGCCGACTTTCGGGTATCAGGGATGACCCCGTTCGATACGTGCAAGTTGATTGTGGAGATGGGCCTACCTTACGACCAGGTTATCCACGAGTTCGGCCGCTGGGTGCATTTGGGCGTATCGGATATACTCCGAAGTGAACAACTCACGGCATACCACAAGGATGGCAAGACCAGGTATGTACACGGCATTAAGACAATGGAAGAGTGCAATGGGTAAAGATTCCAAATTGAATATCAATGGTGTATGGATTGTGCTGGCGTTTATTGTGCTGCTGATCCTGTTTGCGCTGAATGAGGCTAAGGCCTTGGAACTTGAGGCGGGACCGACTGTTTTGTCTGGGGAATATGCCGAAGGTGGTGCCATGCTTGTTACCGAGCGTTTCGGTGAGGGCAATGTTTATGGCCGTTGGGCCGTGGGTTTTGGTTATGTTTCAAAACAATACTGTCACTGCAACTGGCCGGCTGACCTTGAAGAAAACAACCTGTTTCAACTACAGCGTGTGATTGATTATGAGCGTGCCGAGTTGGGTATTGGTATGGCGTACTTCACCAATACCAATCGCGCCTTGGGCAAGAACATGACATGGAGCCTGTCTTTGGGTTGGCGCTTCAACGATCACTGGACCATGCGCGTGCGTCATTACAGCAATGCTGGCTCAGGCTCACCGAATCTAGGTCAGGATATGTTGACGCTAGGCTACAAGTTTTAGGAGATTGACATGAATATACTGGCAAAGATATTTGGTAGTTCAAAGAACACCGAAACCATTGTTAATGGTGCGGTGAGTGGCATCGACAAGATGTTTTACACCAAAGAGGAAAAGGCCGAAGCAGGGCAGAAAATGTCGGAGTGGTTTCTTCGGTATCTGGAAGCCACGCAACCACAGAACATTTCTCGGCGCTTTATTGCCATTGTAGTGGTTCTGCTATGGGCTTTGCTGATTCTGGTTGGTGTTGCGGCCTACAAGTTTGATGCAACCTTCTCGGAATTTGTGTTCAAGGTATTGGCCGACGTTGTTATGAATCCGTTCCTGATTATCATGGGATTCTACTTTGCTGCTCACGTAGTACGCACTGCCATGTCAGGCAAAGATAAATGAAAACCAGCCTTACAGACCGCATCATCAGTTACATCATATTTATGATTGCGTTCGTATTGCTGCTGTTGTCGGCCCCGTTGTGGGCATCCGGTGACTGTAAAGGCAATCAGCCTTGCGGTGATATTGATGTCGCCAACGAGATTATCACTGGTGACGTATCTGTTGCCGGCGACAAGTCCAAGTCGCTGGGTCTGGGGTTTGGTCGTTCAAGTTTCGACGTAGACATTAACCAGTGCATGGGCTCGACCTCCTGGGACACGATCGTCGGTGGCAAGCAGAAACTGGTCATCAACTGGGTCTGTCTCAGCGAGTTCTACCTGAAAACCGGGCAACCGGAGCTCGCCGCGGTTGCGATCTGCAATACAGAGATTCTGTCCGAATTTGACTCTGAGGCCGAGTGTGAGGCCGCCCACGACTTTTTCGTGGAGGTGGCCGAGGCATTACCTGTGGTCGAGAATAACCTCGAGGAGGAGGAGTTCCACCACCAGCAGATGCTTATGCAGCAAGAGTACGAAGAGCGCATCGAGCAACTGGAGCAGTCCAGGCGTGTTGTCGTGCAACAGCCCTATCTCAGTGACGAGAAGAAGCAAAAGTTACGGGAGATTGTCAATGAATAAGTTCATTTCCGAAAACGGTGGCCCATTGGCAATCGCTGCAACCGCGCTGATCATTGGTGCTGCTTATCTTGAGTGGCGTATTGACGAGATTACCGAGGTAAAACTAGCCGAGGCTGGTATCGTATCGGTGGACAGGATTGATGCCATAGAAAACGAAGTAGAGGATACCCAAGAGCAGCATAAGCTGGATTCCGACAGAATGGATCGGAAGATCGAGAAAGTTGTTGATGTACTGCTGGAAGACTAGGTCAATAATTCCCAGAAAGGAATCTATATGGCAAGCGGGGAGTACAATAAAAAGCGCAATGGAGACTATCGACATCCTGTTTTGGCTGTTCTTCTCGGCAGCATCCTCGGCGGCGGTGGCACTCTTGGTGTATTTCTTGGCACCCCGGTTGGTCAGGAGCGTCTTCGCCCTGATCCATTCACTGGGACACAGGGGGCACAACTAACGCAGCGGGTTGTTCATATTGAAGAGGATGTGGCAAGCCACCTGTCACACCACCCGGATGCAGAGAACCAGTTTGACCGGCGTATCGCCACGCTGGAAGCCCAGTACGCGATTATCTTGCAGAATCAAGGACGCATTCTTGACCGGCTGGACAGCCTTTAGAGCGACACTGAATGTAGCAATGTCCCTTGCTGCAGATCATGGCAGCACGCAGGTCTTGCTCCAGGCACCGATCGGAGTCGTAGATGAGCTCACGTTCTGGTGAATGACAACCGAGCAGTAGCATCAGGACAAAGATTACCCAGATCCAGGCGATCCAGAATAAAGTGCCTTCGGCCCGGGCGACCTTGCGGTCATAGTAACGACGCGCGCGCTTTTCGTAGTCATCCATCATCACCCTCCAGTGCGGCTTTGGCTATTGAGGCAGATATTGATTCGAGCGGGTCACGTTCTGCTATCTCATACAGCGCACTCCGCAGCCGTTCAATATCTGCCTCGGCACCGGCGTAGTTTGCTTTAGCAATTCGCAGGTTGTGAGTGAGCCGTTCGATCTCTGCTTCAAGTTCACGCACCCTGTTATACATCAAGCGTGACCAGGCGATCATCTGGCCGGGACTATCAACCACACCGAACTGCTCGTCACCAAACGTAGGGGTCCACTTACCGTTTCTGTATTCACCCATCTTCATGCTCCACACGAAACAGGCAGCACGTAGGGCACTCACACCCCTCCTCATAGGCATCCGCAATGGCTTGCTGATACCGTTCGATTACCTTGCGCTGAGCTATAATCGTGTCCTGAGTCTGGTTACACCACTCAACCATTTCTTTGTCGCCCATCGTCAAAACTGGCTCGCCGTCTTCTAGCCAGCCATTGAATAGATCATTCATGTTTCACTCCTCATTTCAAAAGCACCTTGTGGCAATGGCATCCTCATCAATGCTATCCGCATACGCCTGGATGCCGTCGTTGTATTCCAGGCGCGCAATCAATGCGGCAAGTTGAGCGTTCTTGACCTTGATGTGGGTTCGTAGATTCTTGCCGAGGGGTTTCATTTCCTCGTCTTCCCAGAAGTCACCACGCAATAGCCGCTTGTGTCTTTTTTCTAGCTTTGCCCGGATGTGGTCAAGTCTTTCCCATAGGGACTCTGTGAGCTCGTCGCTCGCGAGCAGGTTGCAATTTTCGCAAGATGGCACCTTGATGTATTTTTCGTGTGCCAGGTTGAGACTACGATAGTCAGAAACCCGTGTGATGGGTGGTTGGTGGTCGAAACAGGTAGCATGACAGCCACAGTAAAAGCAGGTGAACCAGTTCTCTTCGTTATGATAGAAACGGGTATATAGTTCACCGTACTTGGCGATACACTCATCACGATAACTTGTCATTTTCAAGAACCTCAACACGCTTGCGCAGGTTGTCTATCTGCTCCTGCAGGGGCCGCGAATTACTCTCATGCCATGCCTGAAGTCGGCACCGACTCGAGCAAAAACGCTTATTTCTCCGATACGGGAAACTTTCATCGCATTGCTCGCATCTGGCCGCTTTGGGTTGCTCTAGTGTCATGGTATCAATTATCGTTAATAACCGTTTCTACGTCAACAGGTGAAGACCTGTGGCTGATTTGGCGCATGATTTAAGGTCCGTTGCGCCGAATCGGTGGACCAGGCCGACCATCACCACTGGCATGCAAAAGAGGTGCATGACAGCAGCATCGGCATTGCTTCGCTAGGAGCAATCAAAATGGGATGTCGTCGTCGAAACCATCGGGTGTCGGAGGTGGTGCCATTTGTGCCGGCGCGGGTTTCTCAGTATCCGGCACACCCTTGAGCGCAAACCGGTAGAAACTGCAGTACCTTGACCAGACCTGCTGAACATCATCACCCGGACCCGTGCAAGCCTTCGTCAATGCCTGGGCAATGATAGAGGCGTCACGATCGCGCGCGGGTGGTTGTGGTGCAGGCTGCGGGGCAGGTTGCTGCGGTGCGCCCATCGGAGGTGGTTGGTAGGACTGCTGCGGTTGCTGCATGGCCGCGTTGAACGCCTGGTCGGCTGTTGTTGGTGCGCCACCAGCAACACTGTAATCGTTAATCCAGTTGGTGGTCTTGCCGCTTTGCGGGTTTGTCCACGGGTGCGGCTCAAAGGTAATCACCTGACCCTGCATTGCCATCATTTCCGGGTTCTTGGTTTTGTACCAATTGCCGGCGACCTTCAAACTCATGCCGCCATCAGGCCATTGTTTTACTGCTTCAATTGCTGCTTGCATTGTGTCGCTCCTAACGATCGTAAATGGGGTTGTCTTCGGGTTGCGAGATGATGAAATTGCCACCACAGTAGGGGCAAAGTAGTTCGTATTCGCCATCTCGGTATGCGTTCGGGTCATCGGTCAGGTAGACGATAACGGTCTTGCCCTCGACCACTTGTTCACAGTCTTTGCAGTAGTCGATGCTCATGGCCCCACCTTGATGTCGTCGATGAGCGCATTAGCAATGTCGTTGCGCGACATATCCATCAGGCAGACGGTCTCAGAATCGCCATTGCGGTCATAGCAGATGATGTCGGTCCAGACGAGGGTGGTGCCATCTTTTCGCGTACAGGATTTCTCTTCCATCTCGACACGGACAGTGCCGTGGATATTCAGTGATAGCCTGCTCATTTCAAAGCTCCGAGTATTCGGCCTTCCTTGAAAGAAAGCCTGGTTTGTGGGTTGCGTTCCATTCTTGGCAGATGGCCCTAGCGGCCTCTTCTGTTTCTGCGGTGCCAACCTTGTATGCGGTATCCCAAGGTTCTGCGCATGGTTCTCTGCCATCGGGCCATTCGGGGTTGCGTTTCCACCAGTTCCTTACTCTGATTTCAAAACTCATTGGTTTTCCCCTTGGTGCTGCAGTGCGTGCATCTCAAGCATTGCTTCGTCATAGTCAGCACGGGACATCAGGTTGTCACGCTGTGCTGCCAGTTTAATCTGCCGAGCGACCTGCGGGTTATCCAGAATAAAACCGCAATCGCCGTAACGCGGATTGTCCTCGGGCAGTTTGGCGTATGCCCACTCGCGGCCAGCCCGTGAGCGCGGCCAATAGATCCAGCGATCGATGTCACGGCTGAATGTCAGTTCGTAGTCCTCTTCAGGACCGAATGCCGAGGGATCATCTTTGATTTCGTTCCACTTGTTCGGGCCGCAACGCACGTTACGCAGGTCGGTCAGTGGATAGGTGCGGAACTCGTCGAGCAGGTCGAACTTGCCGATGTCGCGCAGTACGTCGTTTAATGTGTTGTTCATGTCTAACTCCTAGCGAGGGTCGTTTGTTGTGACTCACGGTATCCACCTGGAACCTGATCGGTAGCCGCAAATGCGAGGCCAACGATGATGATCAGGATGGTGAAGAATTTGATGCGTGAGTCCATATACGAATAGTAGCACAGTGTACGGACATTGCAACCCTTGCACGTACAGTACGGACGGTGTATATTCCACGGATGGACACAAAAAACCAAAGGTTTGAGTTTCGCCTTACAAAACAGGAACTTACGGACCTTCAGGCAATTGCTGCCAGAAAGGGAATCAGCGCATCCGACGTAATTCGGTCGTATATCCGCAGAACTGCGCGCAGAATGCGCAAATGAGCGCGGCCCATTGTGAGCGTTGCGAGCGTCCTGGTGTGCGTGGTAATAGCATACGCACATACGGAGTTGGCAAGCGGCACATCGATTTGTGCTGGAAGTGCTTTCAAGTGATGAAAAGGATGAGCGGCAAACTGAAGGACATAGCACATGAAACTACTTAAAGGTTTGGTGATTGGATTCCAGGCACTGCTGATTGCGTTCACGTTCGGCATGCTCTGGGTACTGTTGACGATGGTCCAGGTGTTGATGACATGAAAACCTGCATGCGATGTGAGCGCACCATGCCGATCGATTGTTTTACTCGGTGTCGAAACAGTTACCGCAACGTATGCAAGGACTGTATTGCGGAACAGGCTCGAGTACGTCGTGCAGCAAGGTTGCCGATCGCTGAATACCTGCGAAGGTGGAAACCGATATGAGTTACGACCAGTGGAAGACCGCATCACCGTTTGATGATGACCCGGACCCTATCGATGATGGTGAGGGTTTCTTAAAAAGGCACAAGGAATATCTTGAGGGTCGCCAATCAATCCACCTTGACGTTATGCCGCAGGAATTTGATCAGGCATGTGAATTGATCAAGGAACTGCTGCAGTACATTGACGACAACATTTAGGAAGCGTATAAAGAAAGACCCCACCCAAGAAAGGGTGAGGTCTACCGGTAAAGTCTTTTGCGGGACACCGGAATTTCCTGAACTATATCACGAAATCTCTCCTGCAAACACTACCGGTCGGTGTTTTGGAGATGTCTGACCGAAACTCAAACAGAGACAAATCCAGAGGAGGACGACGACTGTCCAATGATCCTGGTCCCCATAAGGGAAATCCGGCAACGGGAAAAGTTAACTTAGTACCCACCCTGTGAAGGGTCCGACAAGGGGAAAAGTCGTTAATAGTGTCTAAAAAAAGTAGGAGCGAATAATGGTAGCGAACACAAGCAAGTTGGCATACGAAGAACTGGTAGCCTCTGGCAAGGCACAAACTCAACGCTGTAAGATTCTCAAGCATCTGCTGATAAACCACCGTCAAGGACTGACACGCAGACAGATTGCTAATGCCACCCGCCTGGAACTCGGTGCCGTGGCCGGCAGAGTGAACGCCTTGATTAAGGACGGCATTGTCACTGACGAGGACGAGGTATTAGACCCCATCACGAAAAAGACCGTAAAACTCATCAAGCCGGTGACCGGGATTCAAGGGGAGATGTTCTGATGACTGAAGACCAGGCCAGAGAGAAATGGTGTCCGATGGTGCGTGTCGCTATTAGTGATGCTTGCGAGGAAAAAACAGACAATCGTGATTTTGAATTTGAAGATTATAAGGGCAAATCTACTGCATGCATCGCCAGTGATTGTATGGCGTGGCGGGAAAAGACCAAGGCGGAGTTGCCGAGGGTATCAACCGGATGTCGCGACAAGGAAGGCTATTGCGGATTGGCAGGTAAGCCATGAAAGACTGGTTAGAGCGTGCTGAAAAGGCCATCGAATACCGTGCTAACACCGACAGGCAGATAGCAGAACTCCGGGTCAAGTACGAGAAAGACAAGCGCAAGGCAAAGCGTATACGGGATGCAATATTTCTACGGGTGACAGGCACGGTTGCTGACCGCAGCGCCCAGGCAGAGGTCCACGATGACTATCAAACTGCCGTGGCCGCTGAAATGACATCCCTGCTTGAGTATGAAAAACTGCGCAACGAACGGGACTCTGCACGCGACCTGGTGGACTTCTGGCGCTCCTACAACAAGGCGATAAACGAAGGAAACGTGACCTAATGAACGGAACACAACTACGTCAATGCCGGCAGGAGTTCATGCGACGTTACGCCCCGGATGAGCCCTACAGCGTGCATGGCGATCCTAGACACTATGAAATCGCGTATCCGACCCGCAAAGTGTTTGACTTGACCGTTGATGATTTTGTTTGCTTTTGCAAAGACATTCTGAAGTTGACTCGCGTGGACACGATCAGGCTTTACTCATACCTTAGAAACCACGGCGACATCATTGAGGTAAATGGCGACATTCGATTTGGCGATTGGTGCGCCAGAGCCGCAAAAGAGCGCACATGCCATCACCGCGCCGTTGGCAACATCCCAGTTATGACCGGTGGTCACTCAGGCATTAGAAATTATTTGTTTAGTTTGGCGCACGGACGATGAGTCTTAACCGCTACGCAAAACGCAGGGATGATAATGAAGAAGAAATCATCAAAGCCCTGGAATCCATCGGATGTACCGTTTACCGACTGGACCAGCCTGTCGACCTCCTGGTTGGCCGAGGGGCAAAAAATATCCTCATCGAAGTCAAAGACGGAGGAAAGCCCCCCAGTGCTCGTAAGTTCACGAAGACACAACGGGACTTTTTTAAGGGTTGGCAAGGGCAGGTCTGCAAGGTCGAGACAGTTGAGGAGGCGATTGAAGTTGTGCAACGACTGACGGTGAAAAATGCCTACTAAGGCTGAAAGGGAATACACGAAGCGGCTCAAACGGTTGATTTATGAGGTGTATTGCCTGCTCGAAGACGGCAAACCAGAGGAGGCAAAGCGTTTGATTGCGTCGTCTGCTGTATCTGCATGGGCATCAAAGGGAAAGCAAAACGATAAAAAAGACTGAAAAAGACCGTATGCAAGCCATCAAGGATTCCGGGTGCATTGCCTGTATGCTCGCCACCCGTGGCACCCAAGCACCGGACGTACACCACATTACCAGTGGCGGCCGCCGGCAGGGAGATGAATACACCATCGGGCTCTGCCCCTGGCACCACCGGGGCGTGGTCCTCGAGAGTCAGACCAAGCAATCGATGGGTGGGGTGTTTGGACCATCCCTGGCGTTTGGCAAGAGAACCTTCAACGAGTTCTTCGGTTCCGAGCAGATTTTGTGGGAGGTACAGAACTACGTCCTGCGTGAGTTTCAGCGCACATCGTGGTACGCTTACGATGTTCCGCATGACGTTCGCCGAGTGGCGAAGCAGATATGGACAAAAGGAAAATGACATATGCCACAACCTGCAAGCAAAACCCTGTCTACCCCAAGACGCGCTTGCTATGTGGTCAATTGCAGAGGATCGAGCATCCGACTGCTGTTTGTGAGTGCCTGACTCACGGCACCTGGAAACCTGTTGAAATAAAACATATGAACTCGTAGCAATGGAGCGAACATGACTACTGGTAAAACCATGCTCCGTGGACATGCCCCCACGGTAAAGATCGGCCCTGCCGAAGCAAAAAACATCATTGGCAATCCCGAGAGATTCAAATACGAAGCGGCCTGGAAGAACGACGATTACCGAAGGTATTCGCCGGGCGAGCAGTGTATGCCCCTATTCATGGAAACCTGCAAGCCGCAACGCAACACCAAGTTCATCGATTGGGGCGCCGGCACGGGTCGTGCAGGCCACATCGCCTGGAAGAACGGTCTGGATGTGACCATGATCGACTTCATCGACTACTCACTGGATGAGCATGTCCGTGATGACCTCTGCGACTCGCTGAAGTTCATCAAGCACGACATTACCAAACCGATCGATGCGCGTGCGATGTGGGGTTATTGTGCCGACGTACTCGAGCATGTACCCGAAGATGACGTTGACAAGGTCATCGGCAATATCCTGCGAAATTGCACCGAGTGCTTTTTCCAGATCGCAACGGTCGAGGACCACTTTGGCGACGAGCTCGAGATGGGTCCGCTGCATGTCACGGTGCGGCCGTATGCCTGGTGGTTGAATAAGTTCGCAGAACTCGAGTGCGTCGTACTGCACTCGAACGAGTTCCAGAATCATGTCCTGTTCCATGTCTCCGCGCATAAGAACTTCTGGTGGACCCGTGGTGGCATCAACACCGATTTGGAGAAGATCCACGAGAACATCCGCGCCAATGCGGTTTGGGATGTCAAGCAGGCGCAACCCCACGAGGCACAGGATACCGAGATTGTATTGCTGTGCGGTGGTCCTTCCTTGAATGACTTCGAGGATGAGATTATCGAGAAGTACCATGCCGGCATGAAGATCTGCACAGTCAATGGGACGTACAACTGGGCGCAGGAGCGCGGCATCGAAAAGGTCAACCAGTTCATGCTGGACGCCAGGGAGTTTAACAAGCGATTCTGCGAGCCGACGAGGGATGACTGCTATTACTTCATTGCCTCACAGTGTGACCCGGCTGTATTCGAGATGCTGCCAAAAGACAGGACGTTCATGTGGCATGTCAGCCTCGAGGACGATGATGTCGAGGTCACCAAGGAAGTCTACGGTGAGATGTACAAGGACTGGTTCCCGGTCCCTGGTGGGTGCTCAGTGACACTGCGTGCGATCTGCTGCTTGCAGATGCTCGGCTTTCGCAAGGTTCATGTTTACGGTTTTGACTCCTGCTTGCGCGACAAAGACCACCATGCATTTCCACAAAAAGAGAACGACGGTACACATATAGTGGACGTTTGTGTTGGCCGAGGTACAAAGTACGAGAAAGAGTTCCAGTGCCAGGACTGGATGGCAGTGCAGGCCAAGGAGTTTATGAAGCTTTCAAATCACTATCTCGGCGAGATGGACATGATCATTTATGGTGATGGTCTTATCTCGTACATCACGGAGACTGGCGCACAGATATGATCTACGTGGTTTCAGGCTATCGGCGTTGCGGCACCAGTGCTATGATGCATGCATTGGGCGCGGGTGGCATTCCACTGATAACCGTTCCAGATATTGAACAAATGAATTGTGGAATAAATGGTTACAAACCTAATCCTGGTGGACTGTACGAGGTTGGCCGTAATCTTTACATGGAGCCCGGTATTCTGATTCAGTTACTGCAGCACGGCAGGGCGATAAAGATATTCTTTGATGGTCTGCCCATCTTGCCGAAAGGGGAATACAGAATTATCTATATGCGCCGTGATCCGCAGGAAATACAGAAGTCCCTGGATATTGCATTGGATAACGTCAGAACAGCAGGGTGGATACCATCTTCTGGCGGCAGAAAACCGTTTGATATTTTCTCGCCCTACGCGCAAAAAGAAATTGATTGGGTTTTGGGAATTTGCGAAACTCGGAGTGACATGGAGTTAAGCATTGTTGATTATGCAGACCTGGTGGAGCGGCCGGGTGAAGTATTGGAAGGTTTAGCGTTGCCCATCGATGTCGATGCGGCAGCAAAAGTAATAGATAGAAAGTTCTATCGCACGAGAGGAAAAGACTATGGCCGCTTCTGCATGGGAAGTATTTGATATTGCCAAAAAGCTCATCGGCAACAACACCATTTCATTGTCAGCCACTGCTGGCTGGAACATGACACTGCACAGTCAGACTGCATCAACGAATCTGTCAGGCGCAACAACGACCTGGGGCTCGATCGGTTCTGAACTGACCGCAGCAAACAAGTATTCGACTGGCGGCAAGGCCATCACGGGCGTTACCTGGGCAACTGGTCTGAGCGCAGGACAGTATGCGTGGTCGACGAGTAACGTCGTTTTCACGGCATCCGGTGGCGGCTGGACAAGTATTCGTTATGCGGTGATCATGTTCTCAATAGGCGCTGCAACTGGTTACCCGTTGTGCTATGCCGCGCTGAGTACAGCAGGATTCCCGTTGACCGATGGTAATACACTGACAGTTCAGATTAACGCCAACGGTGTATTCACGCTGGCCTGATGCCGCGTGGCAAGGCTCGCGCCTGGGGGCGCAAACGAAAAGCAGCATCACTTGTTGTTGCTGTACCGACAGGATGGTTGAGGATTATGACTACCGATGTGCGAGTTGTTGTACCGACCGCGCTGGGAGTACATATTCTTCAGATCCCGGCGATTTCCGTAGCGGCAGGTAGTACCACCAATCTGAGTTCGTATGTGATTGACGAACATCAGGTGGTGACCGATAGCCAGTTGCTGGAAAATGGTGGCGCCCTTTCGACCACCAAACTTTCGTACTCCCACAACAGTGGCAATTTCACCATCACAGGTAATAGCGCCGGAACCGTAACCGGCTTGTCGCTAGAGGTGACGTACTGATGTTACGCGCACTGCTGATTCCACTCATACCGATATTCATTCTGCTGCTACGCTCCGTGATTCAGGACTGGCAGGAACAAAAAAACGAAAAGCGGAGAAACAAACGTGGCGACTGATGTACTAACATTGCCACGTAAGCGTCGCCTACCGTTGTGGGGTATTGGTCTTGGCGTACTGGCTGCGTTTGCCACGCTGGTATCTAATACGTTTACAACCGAAGTGACAGCCAGCGCTGAGTCGAATTGGGAAGATCAAAACACCCTGACTGGTTGTGATTTTGATGGTTATTATCCGGGTGCGCGTGGGTTTGGTGCGTGTAATCGTGGTGGTGCCACGACCACATCGAATGTTTACTATGTCACCAACCTGAATGCCGCTGGTGCTGGTTCTTTTGATGCCGCACTAACAAGTGCGTGCGCCAATTCAGGTGTGATTGTCTTTGATGTATCGGGGGTCATTGAGTATGGCGATGACTATGTAATACCAAACCCATGCAGCGATGTAACCATTGCTGGTGAGACTGCGCCCGCACCGGGCATTTTCCTTAAAGAGTTTATCTTTAGAATGAGGGGTGCCACCAATTTTGTTGTGTCTCACATCTATGTCGCGCCCGGAGATGAGGGCGCTTGGTATGATTCTGATAACCGTGACGTAATGGACTTTGCGGGGCCTTTTGTTGGCGACAATGTTTGGGTACAGAATCTTACGGGGATGTGGGCTAGTGATGAAACATTTACCTGCTACCCGGCAGACACAAATACAACGATAAAGAGTAATGTTAGTTTCCACCAAACTGCTATAGTAGAGCCACTACACAAGTCAATTCATAGCGATACCTACCACAGCAAGGGGTCGCTAACACGCGAGGAATGCGAGTACTTCGATAACACTCGGTTCGTTATTCTCCATAGCGCGGATAGAAACCCGCGTACCTACTCGCCTAATCGGTTTATTGCCAATGCTGTTGTTTACAATTGGGGCAGCACCATTACGAGCGATATATTCCCGCCAACTGGCGCACTAGGCACAGCAGCAACTTTTGAGAGGATACCCGCAGTTGATAACTGGACAAACTTTATTGATAACATTTATGTCAAGGGTCCAGAAACATTAGATGGTACAAGGTCTGACGCAATTGGATTGGTTAAAGCCTCAGTCACGGGTAATACTATTTATGAAGCAAACAACGTGCTGTGGACACAGGGCGGTCACGATAGAGACTGCGACACACCCGCGCACAATTGTTTTGATGGCAGTAACGCCGGTGTCTGGGCGGCAGCCCAAATAGCCTCGGCCTACCCGACCGGTTATGTCCCAGAGTCTATGCCAGCGACCAATCCGGGGCAGATTGTATTGGCGCAGAAGATTCTTAATCATGCCGGTGCAAGACCGACAGAGAGGCCCACGTATCATTCGCGTATAAACACGCTTTTTGATGGGCCAATAAACCGAATGAATGGCTCGGGGGATGAGGGTCAAATAAAGGATTGTGTCGCAGCATCAACCTGCGCTAATGATGCCGGTGGTTGGCCCACGCTCGCTGAGAACACCATTGACCATAGTCAAACGAATCACTGTAATGGTCCACTTCCGACCGCAACAAAAGACAACGTAACATTAAGTGAAAGAACCGTATTACATGAATGGCTGATTACCTGTCAGGATGCAATGATGCCCTCTGGCTGGCGGCAACTAACATTGGATATTGATTGATGAGCTTTCTATTTGACCTTAGTAATGACCGATTAACGGGTACACTTACATCAGGTTACGATATTTCAACGAGTGGCTTGACGCTTGGCGCATGGGTCAAAAAGGCATCATGGACTGCGGAAAACTCAGGAATTTTTCAGTTCGGCGCTACCGCGCTGACTCGCGCAGATTCTTGCGGTCTTTTTAACCAAGCAAGGGCAAATTGTATCGCAAGCGTTGTCCGTGAATCGGATGACGCTTCCCTCACAAACACTACCTATGATTGGAACGAGACAAAAACAGATGACTTCGTTGATGGTGATGTAACCGTCGGTACTGACCTAATCACCCTGACCGGTCATCCTTTTGCTGACAATGATATTGTTCGATTAACAACAACGGGTACACTGCCGACTGGATTAGCGACAGCAACGACGTATTTTGTAAAAAGCGTAGATGCAAATACGATTTCGCTTTATTCGGATTACGGCTTAACATCTATTGTCGATATAACCGATGCTGCTGGCGGTGGTACGCATACCGTTACGCTGGACTATAGCGATGTATGGGTTTTTGTTACTGCTATATTTAATTCCAATGATACCGACCGTCGTGTTTGTATACAAAAGTGGGCAAATGCTGATACCACAAGCGTTGCCAGAACAACTGGCACATTTGATGAAATTCTGCTTGGCAACTTTTTGGGAGGAACAACTATCGGGTGGGGCGGGTATATAGCTGAACCCTGTATCTGGAACACGGCATTAAGCGAAACGGATGTTAATGCACTGCAAACTGGGCATGAGACGGGGCCTGCTCCTAACACAATACAGTCTGGTTCGGTAGTTAGTTACTGGACGCTGAAGTCAGCAGACACAAACAACGGTCGCGATAATGTAGTCACCGGTAATGGTGGAGACTTGACCGTTGGCGGTGAAGCGGCCTCAGACGCGAGCCACCCCACCATTACTGACAGCGGCATCACCATCGAAGTACCCACAGGACCGTGGCGATAAATTGGATAATCTGGTACGACGATCATTCGAGTTTTTCGAGTGATGACGGTGGCCCCTGGGATGCACCACGCGACGGTGTTATCTGTATTGCAGTGGCAGACCGTGGTTGTGGTCGTTATGTTCTTGGGGAAGTCGATTGGTACTGCTGGCACTTCGAGGATGAGAAGTGGGTGCCACACAATCGTTCTGGCATGCAGCAATACCTGAGAAAGCCTGGTTATCTGAAAGTTGTAATCGAGGGGTACTGGGTAACAAAGGAGCGTTACTCATCGATTCGATCTCATGCGATGAAGGTAGACGACCGTCTGCCCAAGGTAACCGCTAACCCACCACGCCTGCCTGACAGCGTGGAGCAGTGGTTGGAGGAGTAGTCGCATGACTGAGATGGTCCCAGTTTGGGAGCAGGAACACTACAGACTCAGGGTTGACGATACTGCAGCAGATCCAGGCACTCCCGTCTGGGTCAGTTCTGAGGACCAGGCAACGCGCACCAACATTCCTCGTGATGTCATGTTCCGCGCACGTTTCGTTGTTGCCAACACAAGCGGCAATAATGGTTCTGCGACCTTCAGTCTGTACTTCTCGCACAACACTGGCACCTATACCGAAGTGGCGGCATCCGGCACGGCTGTTATTACGGCTAATGCCGGCACGCCAACCGATGCCGATGCACTGACCACGGCGAACTTCCAGTTAACGGCCGGCACGGGTACTGCTGTTAACGGTGAGTACGACGAGAATAACTCGATAGCAACATTCTCGTTACCAAAAAACGATTACACCGAGTTCGAGTTCTGCGTACAAATTAACAGCGCGGTTGTCAGTGCGACAGATACGATTGACCTGCGTGTTTATGCAGACGACGTCGAGCTCGATGTTTACGATACGAACGCGACTGCGATCATCACGGCAACCACCAACACGGCGATCGTACCCCCGACCGGGGCAATGGTCCTGGCAGGTCTTGCACCCACAGTAACCAAAACTGAGTTCAAACTCATCACACCACCGGCAGGCGCACTCGTCCTGACCGGTCAGGCACCGGTACGTGGTTACGGCATGCAGATTGTTGGCTATGCGCCAACTGTCACGGTTGCTGGTGGTGATAACAACATCACGAGAAACGTACCCGCAGGCGCAATGGCACTTGCTGGTCTTACACCGACGATCGAGCGCACCGACAATAAAACGTCAGCACCGGATACTGGGTCGGTGGTTGTCACGGGTCAGGCGCCAACAGTACGCGAGAACATCATCATCAACGTGCCAACAGGATCGATGGTTCTGGCAGGCATAGCACCGAAAGTCCTGACGTTCTTTGTTGTATCGCCCGATCCAGAGGTGCTGGTACTGACGGGTATCGCACCGATCGTAGCCAGGACGGACAATCATGTAAGAGCACCACCCACCGGGTCCATTGCCCTGGCTGGTCTTGCGCCACTCGCCGCAACGTCCGAAGACAAGACCGCAGAGCCGAGCGCAGGAAGTCTGACGCTATCGGGCCTCGCGCCCTCGGTTCAACGCACAGAAAACCAGTGGATCACACCAAACACCGAGGCTCTAATCCTGGCTGGTCTGGCGCCGGCTGTTGCGGTCACAGAGAATCGCGTTGCCTTGCCACCCACTGGTACAGCAACACTCGCCGGCATAGCACCCAGCATTGACCGGACTGACAACCACGTTATTTCGCCACCGACCGGATCACTCGCGCTCGCCGGCATAGCGCCACTTGCGATCAGTGGTGATAACAAGATTGCATCACCACCGGTTGGCGCGATGGTCCTGGCAGGTCTTACGCCAACCATTCAGCGTACCGAGAACCAGTGGATTACTCCTGACGTTGGTAGCATGTCGTTTGCTGGACTGGCACCAACGCTCGATTACAGTTGGGTTGTCACACCACAGACAGGTACGCTTGCTTTCGCGGGTATTGCCCCGGCTGCGGTTAGTGGCAATAACAAACTGGCATCACCTCCGACAGGGTCCATGACGCTTGCCGGAATTGCCCCAACCCTTGATGTCAGTCAGAACCACCGTATTACCCCGGACACCGGTAGCATCACGGTTACAGGCTATGCGCCCTTCCGCGGATACGGCATGCAATTGGTGGGTTATGCGCCAACGGTTACGGTATCTGGACCTGCACCAAAAACCATTACGCCAGACACGGGTTCATTGGTCCTGGCTGGTTTGGCGCCAACACTTGATTACAGTTGGGTTGTAACGCCACCAACGGGCTCGTTGAGTGTCACTGGTTACGCACCGACAGTGACGGTTGCCGGTACTGGCATTGCCATTACGCCAGACACGGGCGCAATGAATCTTGCCGGCACACTGCCAGCACTGAAAGGTTTCCGTGGGTTGGAGATTGTTGGACAGCGGCCGACCGTAATCAACACCACAGTATGGAGTGAGCCACCAGCAGGATCGATGTCGATCACGGGTCTTGCTCCGACCGTCGAAAACACTACGCCAGTACCGAAGTTTATTGAGCCTGGAACCGCGTCACTGACGATAGTCACGCACGCACCGTCGCTCGAGATAGGTATCAACAATGCAGCACCGTCGTTGCACCTGACCGGTCATGCGCCAACCATCTCGATCAGCCAGAACCACCGTATTACGCCCGACCCCGGATCTCTGACGTTCACCGGTCATCAGCCCATCCCGGTATTTCCACCTGACGAGGCTAAACAACCCCCGTCCGGGCGTATGTCGATTACCGGTCATGCGCCTGAAGTGCGTTTTGACTGGGTCGTCAAACCCGCTGCGGGTCAAATAGCAATATCAGGCCAGGCGCCAGATCCACTGGTTAACGAGATTCGACAGCCAGATGCCGGCGCTATGGTACTCGCTGGATTGGCGCCCACCATTGACCGGACCATCTTTGAATTTGCCCGCCCTGATACGGGTTCACTGACAATTACGGGTCATGCGCCAACGTCCATCAACACCACACCGGGACTTGGCAAGCGTGTCACTGGTCGCTCGAGGGGCAAGGGCAAGCGCCGTTGGTACGTCGAGGTAGACGGCCAGGACTTCGTTGCGTACTCGCAGGCAGAGGTCCAGCAACTGCTCAGTACTGCGGTCGAGGTCGCAGAAACCGAGGAAATAACAGAACCCTCGGTCATCCGTGTAAGAACGGGTAGTGGCAAGCCAACCCAGTCCAAGGCTATACAGAAAGCCGTAACGACCGCACAACGCACGATCGAGAAAGGCATAGACACTCGCCAGGCGCAACGCATGAAGATGCGCCAGGTGGACCTTGAGATCGCACAACTACTGACCAGAAAGATTGCAGAGGAAGAGGAGGAAGCACTGCTCATGCTGCTGCTGCTATAATGAGTAAAGGATCAAACAGAAGACCAACGAAGGTCAACAAGAGGACATTCGAGTCGAATTGGGAGAATATCTTTGGCCGCAAGACTAAACCGAATGCATCAAGAAGCAATACGCGAAAAGATCAGGGCAAGTCAGTTAGTAAATCGCCTTGAGAATCATATACTTGATGATATTGATATGACTGCTACACAGGTCACTGCAGCACTAGGTCTGTTACGCAAGTGTGTGCCTGACCTGAAGGCAGAAGAGATCGACGTAACGCACGACATTGGCGAGGGTCTGAAGCGCGAGATACACAAGCATTATGGTCGCGCAACAGAGTGAAGTAGTCCATGCGTATTGGCCCCCGGTATTCCAGCCACTGGATGAACCGCACCGATACAAGGTATGCCTGGGTGGTCGAGGTGGTGGCCGCTCCTGGGCGTATGCGAGGGCGTTGTTAGTTGAGGCGTGGCAGAACCCCTTACGTATCCTCTGCACCCGCGAGATTCAACGCTCAATCAAGGACAGCGTGTATCAACTGCTGCTTGACCAGATTAAGGAACTGGACCTGCAGGCGCACTTCACCATCAAGAACGACGAGATACTGAGTGATGCAGGTAGCAAGTTCGTGTTTGCCGGCCTGAGACAGCAAGAGATCCTTAACCTGAAGAGTATGGAGGCTATCGATCGAGTATGGGTGGAAGAGGCGCAGAGCGTATCTGAGAGGTCCTGGCAGATCTTGGTGCCGACTATCCGTAAACCAGGCAGTGAGATATGGATAACCTTTAATCCGGGCATGATTACAGACCCAACTTATCAGCGGTTTATCGTCAATCCACCTGACGACACGGTTATCATCCACGCCTCTTACCATGATAACGAGTGGTTCCCGTCTGAGCTCGAGGCCGAGCGCCTGCACTGTAAGAAGTACGACCCCGAAAACTATGACAATATCTGGGAAGGCAAGCCTCGGGAGACAGTTGACGGTGCTATATTCCACCGTGAGATAGTCGAGGCGATCAATGAAAAGCGCATACGTCCTGTACCTCGAGATCCGACACTGCCGACCCATACCGTATGGGACCTGGGCTGGGCTGACCAGGCATCGATTATATTTGTGCAACGGATAGGCGCAGAATTGCGTATTATCGACTACATCGAGGACAGCCACAGGACATTGGATGACTACGTTGGTGAGATTGAGCAACGCCGCTGGAAGTGGGGAACGGATTACCTACCGCATGATGGTGCTGCCAAGTCGTTGCAGACCGGCATGAGTCCAGCAGAGATCATCCGCCGGCTAGGTCGCAAGGTGCATATCATCCCGGCACAGAAGGTCGAGGACGGTATCAAGGCGGCACGCATGATGTTCAGACAGTGCTACTTCGATGAGGTGAAGACCTCACGGCTAACCGAATGCCTGAAGAGATACAGGCGCAACATACCGATCACCACTAACGAGCCGAGCAGCCCGGTGCATGACGAGTTCAGTCACGGCGCCGATGCGTTCAGGATGCTGGCATTGATTGCCAACCGCATGAAGAACGATGACGACAAACCCATTGAATACAGCAACGCAGGAATAGTCTGATGCCTGATCAAGATGCGCTACTTAGCGCGATAGATTCATACGAAGACCAGTCGATCGGCTCAGAGAGTTCAACTGGCGAGCTCTCACGACAGCGTGCGCTGGCACTCGATACTTACCAGGGAAAGAACATATCGCCTGCACCTGAAGGACGCAGCCAGGTCGTGGATATGTCGGTGTTCGAGACAGTGCAGTGGATCTTGCCATCACTGACGCGGATCTTTTGCGGTGATGACTCAGTGGTTGAGTTTGTGCCGACCGGGCCGGAAGACGAGGATGCTGCAGCACAGGAGTCCGAAGTACTCAACTACCTGGTGACCAAAAAGGGTGACTGGTTTCTGAACTGTCTGCAATGGTTCCAGGACGCACTCGTAACCAAGAATGCCTACATGCTGGTGAGCATGGATGAGAGGATCATCCCAGAGGTTGAGCGTTATGAGCGCCAGACCGAAGAGCAGGTCGCGATGCTTCTCGAGGACGATGTCGAGGTGGTGGGTCAGGATCAGTATCAAGACCCAGACGATGAGGGTACGCTGATCCACCCCATGACCGGGCAACCGGTGCAGGATGAGATGCAGATGGCCGAAGCAATGGCTGCGTACCAGGCTGCCGGCATGGAACCGCAGGTCATCTACAAGCAACTGTTCGACATCGAGGTGCGTCGTACCGAGGCAAAGCAGGAGTTGTGCTTTTCAGTACTGCCACCGGAGCGTTGCAGTGTTGGTGTGGACACACCGGACTTCTCTCTGACCAATGCGAACTACTTCGAGTACTTCGAGGAAGTCAGCATCTCCGACCTGCGAAAGATGGGCTATGAGGTTGACGACGACATCCACGATGAGGGGTTGCGCCAGACCAAGGAGGATGAGGCACGCGATGACATCTTCCAGCACGTTGAGTACATGGACAACACGGACCCCACACTGCGGCAGGTCAAGGTAAGATCCATCTGGATTCGCCATGACTATGACGGTGATGGCATTGCGGAGTTGCAGAAGGTGGTCCTGGTTGGCCGTGAGATCCTCGACCACGAGCCGGCATCGTGCATCCCGGTCGCGTCGATCGTGCCGTTTTTGAATACACATCGTCATGTCGGCATAAGCGTGGCAGACCTGGTGTTCAGCATTCAGCAGATCAAGACAGCCATGCTGAGATCCGGGCTGGACTCGTTGTACCTGGCGAACAACCCACGCCACGCGATCAACAAGAACAATGTCAGCATCGATGACCTGCTGGTATCACGGCCCGGTGGTGTGGTGCGTGTTGATGGACCTCCTGGTGCCGGCGACATTATCCCACTGCAGACTGAGAATACCTTCCCCTATGCCCAACAGGGACTGCAGCACATGGACTCTGTGATCGAGTCCAGGGTGGGTGTATCGAGGATGTTCACGGGCATCGACGCATCGGCAATGATTGGGCAGAACTCCTACAACGCCATTGGTCAGTTATCGACGATGGCATCACAGCGCGTGGAGCAGATTGCACGTATCTGCGGACACGGCATCGAGACACTGTTCCGTATTGCTCACGAGTTGGTGATCAAGTCTGGTCACTCGATGGACTCGATACGACTTCGTGGACAGTGGGTGGAGATTGACCCGACCCAGTGGCGCACCGGTCGAGACATGCGGGTGGTTGCTCCGTATGCGGCCGGCAACAAGGACAGCCTGCTACAGCGCCTGATGATTCACATGCAGATTCACGAGAAGGCATTGGCTAGTGGCTTGCCGATCGTGCAGCAGGATGACACGTATGAACTCGCACTCATGGTTGCCTCGGCTACCGATGTGAGTGGTGACAAGATATACACCGACCCGCGAACCGTTCAGCCACCTGAGCCACCACCTGATTACACGGCTATGGCACTCGAGATCGAGAACAAGAAGGCCAACAACCAGGCAACAGACACGCAGGTTGATGCCGAGATTGACAAGTACAAGGCTGATCTCGATGCACAGGTCAAGCAATACCAGGTCGAGGCCAACGCGCAGTTGCAACTGGCACTGGCTAACATCAAGGCCGGCAACACGGTGGACCTGGAGAAGGTCAGGGCCAATCTCAAGGTTAACCCGATCGAGCTCGAGGGTGAGCAGATTGCGGTGAGTGATGCATTCAAGGCGACCAAGGAAGCGAACGAGGCTATGGCCGAAACCATGCAGGCGACCATCGGAGCATTGCAGGAGGTGATGCGTAAGCAGTCAGCCCCGATCAAGGTGATACGAGACAAGAGTGGCAAGATCACCGGCAAAGAGGTTGATGGTGAGTTCATACCCCTGGAGGACGCATGAGCAGGGCTGTTAGTAATCGCTTCAAGACAGACAACAATGACTTCCTGCGCCTGGAGAGTGACTGGACTTGGTTTAGATTGTTGTTAGAGGATGCGCCGAACGGCACTACCTCCACCAAAAACCGGGAGTACAACAGGAAGTTCCCTGGCTATACGGGTCCACACTATGAATGACAAAAAACTCACACAGTTGACTGAATTAACAGAGGTCGCCGATGACGATTATCTGTACATCACGGATACATCGGCAAGCGCATCAAGAAAGGCCCAGGCGAAGAACGTTCGGGGTTGGCCGAAGACGGCGGCGGAAACGAGTGCGGGTGTCAGTATTGTCAGTTATCAATATCCGCCCGGTGATGTGTTGAGGTATGGAACGAACACCACACCCGGTACTACGGATATGACCACCGTTATCCAGAATGCACTGGACAGTAACAAGGAGGTCTTGGTCCCTGCTGGTGACTACTTAATCACCACACAGTTGACGATGAATGCCGATAACGTCCTGCGTGGTGAGGGTTGGGATTCAAACATCACCATGAGTGGCGCTGATAAGCGCATCGTTCATGTTACCGGGGTGGATAGAGTAACGGTACGTGACATCAAACTGACTAATGTACTCAGCACAACGAACGTACCAACCGTGAACATTAGCAACTCGGCAGATAGCCGGGTTCTCAACTGTTACATCACGGGATGCTCTGGTGATGGTGTGCGCGGTGTGAGCGGCACTGTGCGACTACTGGTTGATGGGTGCTACTTCGCGGGTGGCACTGGCTCTGTTCAGGACCAGTCGGATATTGCCTTCTTTCTTGATTGCAAGTACTCCATAGCGAGTAACAACCAATGTCATCTCGGTGGGTGGCACGGAATACGGTGTCAACACGACTCGTTTTACAACACGGTAATTGGTAACACCATAGGCACTCACACCGCTTACGGCATTATCATAACGTATGAAGACGTAACGAATGGAACGCCTGGTCCGACATACAACAAGGCCATAGGCAACACGATCTATGACATCACTGGTGCCGCTCTCATCTCTGGTGAGGAAAGAGCGGGGGCAGGTATCTACGGTGTTGCTGGTGGTAACTGCGTGATTGAAGGAAACATCATCAAGGACTGCAACCAATTAACAGACATTGAGGTATTAGCACCAGCGGGAATTGGCATAAACGACATGCGTGGTGACACGGTTATTGCCAATAACCACATTGTCTCTTGTGACTGGTACGGGATTGTCGTGTTCTCCACGGATGAGGCACAGACGGCGATCAGCGGCAATACCGTTCAGGACTGTACGAAGACGGGCATTTACACCAAGAACTCAAACTATGTAAACATCAATGGCAACACGGTTTGGAATGACACAGCGGCAGCAGCGGCCATAGCAATACGTGGAGAATCGGCAACATCTTACGAACTGTCTGTAACGAATAATCATATTTATGGCGATGGCACCAATGGTGTGACACGGGGTATCAACGCACTTGATGTAGAGGACGTTGTCATTTCCGGCAACAAGATCAAACACCCGTCCACTTATGGCATCTATTGCGATTCCGTAGATAATGCCGCCATAACCGGCAACACGGTGGTTGATAGCGATGACTACTGTGTGCGCTTGATTAGCTCAACCAATGTGACGGTGACGGGTAACGTGCTTGAGGGTACTGGCACCTACGCTTTTAATGTCGCAACCAGTTGCTCTGGTAGTCAGGCGCACAGCAACGTCATGTCACCAAACCTCGTTTACAACGCAGTATCGGGGTGCAAACTTACAACTACAGGAAGTGCTACGCCAGTGGGCGGATACTATCAAGTGGGTGATATTGTAATGGACACGGCACCAACTGCTGGTGGAACTATCGGGTGGGTATGCACCACTGCGGGTACGTCACCCACCTGGAAGACCTTTGGGAGCATAGAGGTAGCATGACAGCAAAAGCAGACAGAGCACAAGAACTACTCGATGACCCTATCTTGCAGGAAGCATTCAGCACTGTACGAGAGCGTTACCGGGATTTGATTGAGGAAACACCCTTATCATCCAAGGATGACGAGGCATTGCACGACATCAGGAAGATGTTGCACTTACTCCGTGAAGTGGAAAAACACCTCGCCCAGGTTGTTCAGGATGGACACCTTGAGGACTTCCGCGTCATGGAACAAAACAAAGGTGACTTATGGCCGAGCAAGAAACACTAGCAGAGATCGATGCAAACTCAACAGAGCAGGCAGAGGACGCAGTAGCAGACTTCCTGTTTGGTGCTGAACCGGAAGACCAGGACGATTACGAGCCTAACCCGGAACCCGTGGTCGAGGGTGATGAGGCGGATCCTGAAGAGGTAGCCGAGGAAGAGCCCGAGGAGACAACCGGGTTTGTCGAGGTCGAGTACGACGGGCAGTTGTATGAAGTCCCTGAGAACCTCAAGGACGCATTGCTACGCCAGCAGGACTACACCACCAAGACGCAGGAGGTATCAAGCCAGCGCAAGGTGGTCGAGGTCCAGTTAGGCGAATTGGAACAGACCGCGAAGAACTTCCAGTTTGCCGAGGCTATGCAGGGTGATGTACTCAAGGTCCAGCAACTGGAATCTCAGGCAGAGCAGTTGCACTCCTATTTGCGAGAAAATATTGATACACTCTCGTCAACGGAAATAGAAAAGATTCGCTTTGGAGTGGAGGACGCTCGCCGGCAACGTGATGAGTTAGTCCAGACAATCCAGGGCAAGACAACTGAATTTCAGCAGGCGCAGGAGCAGGCCCGAGCGGAACTCCTGAACAAAGGCACTGAGGTTCTACGGCAGAAAATCCCCGGATGGGGTGAAGAACTTCAAAAGGAAGTCGAGGATTACGTGTTAGCGAAAGGCAAAACCGATGCCCAGATTAACAATATTATTGACCCGATTGATGTCGAGATAGCGTGGGAAGCAGCGCAGTATCGAAAACTCAAGGACGGGATTACCCCTGCCGTTAAAAAGGTGCAAGAGGCACCAACTATCAAGCCTAAAGCGCGTGACCCCAAGACGGGCAAATTCGTGAGACAGCAGAAGTTGTCAAAGGCACTGAAGTCAAACCTTTCGGCGCCAGACAAAGCAAGTCTGATTGGCGAGGACATTGCCAGCCGAATGTTTAGATAAGGAACTATCATGGCAGCAGTAACAGGAACCACACAGACCTATGGTGTGACCTCTGCTGGTGGTAACCGGGAAGACCTGGCGGACAAGATTTATGACTTGTTCCCCGATGACACGTACTTCCTGACCAACCTCCAGAAGACCAAAGCATCGAGCACCCTGCACGAATGGCTCGGTGACACGATTGTCGCAGCATCGACTAACATCAACCGCGAAGGCAACGAAGGCGAGTTCTCGGCAATCCAGGCTCCGGTTCGGTATGCGAACTACACGCAGATCTTCAAGAAAGAGTTCATCGTGTCGGATACCCAGGAGAAGGTCGCCAAGGCTGGACGTAGAACGGAGGGCGCACGCCAAACCGTAAAACAGATGCGGGAGCTTAAAAATGATGTTGAATGGGCGCTCGTCAGAAACCAAACTGCTGACGCAGGTGGTGCTGCGACAGGTCGTGCACTCGGCTCGATGGAGAACTGGATTGGTGCAGACCGTACCGCATCACCAACGGTAGCAACGAGTCACGTACACGCAACATTAGGTGCGACCTCGACCACCGCAGCAATTACTTCCAAGGTGCCGGGTGCAGTAACCGACACCTCGGCAGGCTCTGCGGGCGCACTCACTGCGGCTAACCTGGAACTCGCACTGGAAGGTGCCTGGGCTCAGGGTGGTACGACCGATGTGATTGGTGTATCGGCATCGGTCAAGGCAACCATCAACACGTTCACGGGTGTCGCAACTCGCAACGTGGAGATCGGCAAGCGTGACCAGGCGATCATCACTGGCGCAGCAGACGTTTACGTTTCCTCGTTCGGTGTTCACCGTATCCTCCTGCACCGTCACATTCGCACGAATGTTGCACTGTGCCTGGATACCAGTCTGTGGGGTGTTAGTTCGCTTCGTGATTTCTTCATGGAACGACTTGCGAAGACTGGCGACGGTCACAAGTACGCACTGAGGTACGAAGGTACCCTGGAATGTCGTAACTACCTTGGCAACTCCAAGGTTAGTGCTATCGGCTAATCCAGCATTGGGGAGGGGTTTCGGCCCCTCCTCTTTTTCGAGGTTGTTATGGCAAAAGAGTACGAATGGAATCCAAACCGGGGAACCTGGTACGAGTACGAAACCGACAACCAGACCGGTGATTTGATTATCCACACCAAGCAGAATGTTCAGCCAGTGCTGGACAGGAACAGAAAGTTAAGAAACAGCGGCGTCAATGATTACAAGGGACTGAATGATAGCGCCGACCTGAAACACTACGCGACCATCCCGGCTCACGTAGAACTCGCATTGCGGGAAAAAGGGATTGACATCTACTCGCAGAACTACACAAAAGAACTCATACACGAGATCGAGAGGAACTATCCCGAATGCAAGGTAACCAATCGAAAGATGCTGTAAGTCCACGCCTGCAAGACTTAGCCGCAGCCAATGACCTCAAGGATGCCGGCGACTTCGAGGCTGCCTACGAGATAGCCTACAAGTGGCTCAAGTTAGATCCGAATGATGCGGCCGCCATGACCACGATGGTGTCTATACTGATTGATACCGACAAGGTTGCGATTGCCTACCCGATGGCAAAGCTGGTTACGCAGGTAAAACCTGACTCGGCAGTGGCATGGATGAACTACGGCCGCACTTCTGCAGACCTGTGGCGCTACAAGGAATCCCTGCGTGCATACAAGCGTGCGCTGTCGCTTGCCAAGGATGATAAAACCAAGTCATCGATTTGCGTCAACATCGGCTCGATGATGGTCGACAACGGTAAGTTCAAGGATGCCGAAAAATACTGCCGCAAGGCGATCGTGTACAACCCGGACACCACCAAGGGCAAGGCCAACCTGGGCTTTAGTCAACTGGCAAACCAGGACTGGGCCGAGGGTTGGAAGAACTACCGGCACTGCATTGGTGAGAATGGACGTTATTACGCGCAGTACAATGGCGAACCTCTTTGGGAGGGTGAGAAGGGCGGCAAGGTACTCATCTACGGTGAGCAGGGGCTGGGTGACGAGATCTCCTTTGCACAGATGCTGCCCGACATGAAAGCGTGGTGTGATGACAACGACACGGAACTGGTGGTCGATGTGCAGCACCGGCTCGAAAACCTGTTCAAGCGTTCGTTCCCTGGTATCGAGATCCACGGTACACGCAGTCAACCGTCCATCGACTGGAATCCGCAGGACATAACGCACTCCCTGCCGATCGCACAACTGGGAGAGTTTTTCCGTTGCAAGGACGAGCAGTTCACGGGCAAGCCGTATCTAACTGCAGACCCCGATCGGGCGTTCCAGTGGAAGGCACTGTTCAAGACCAAGAAGAAACCCGTGATTGGTATCGGCTGGCAGGGTGGCGTATGGAAGACCGCAGCCAAGCATCGTCAACTCACGTTAGAGCAATTGCTGCCGGTGCTTAAGTCAGTGGATGCACACTGGGTGTCGTTGCAGTACAGGCCCTCTGGCAAGCAGATTGCTGAGTTCAAAGAGCAACACCCGGATATTGACATCGTCGAGTATCCTGCGGTGTTGAGTAATGACTACGACGATACCGTGGCAATGATTGCCTCGATGGATATGCTGGTGACGATGCAGACAACCACGGTGCATGTTGCCGGCGGCCTGGGCATCCCGTGCTGGACGTTTGTACCGCAGACATCACAGTGGCGCTATGGTCAGGGGGGTGAGGACTACCCGTGGGCCGACTCGGTCAGGATTATTCGCCAGGCGACAGACGGTGTATGGACTGACGTAATGGAAAAGACAGGAGAAGAACTTGCTGATTACCCCGGAATACGCAGAGCAACAACGAGCAATGCACGAAAGCAAAAGGATCAACTACGGAATAACGGGCGAGGAATACGGGGAAACCGTCGCGCAAATGGTGGATGTGATGGAAGTGGACTCGATACTGGATTACGGAGCGGGTCACAACATGAGCCTGAGGAAGACCTTCAAGCCAACCCGTAGTGTCAAGTATTCGGCTTACGATCCCGGTGTACCGGACCTGGCAGATCCCCCAAACCCTGCACAGATGGTGGTATGTATCGACGTACTCGAGCACATTGAGCCGGGTTGCCTGGATGATGTACTGGACCACCTGGAAGACCTGACGCAGGAGGTATTGTTTGCCACCGTGCATACCGGGCCTGCCGGCAAGAAATTACCGGACGGTCGTAATGCACACCTGATACAGCAGTCTTACGAGTGGTGGTTGCCGAAGTTCATCGAGCGGTTTACCTTGAAGGGGTTCAACCAACGCAGCGCAACGGGATTCGAGGTAATTTGTTTTGCTCACGATAGCTGGGGGTCGGAATGACAATAACGTATAACGTCAACCGCACAAAAGAAGCAGGGTTAATAAAGCACGCACTGCAGGGATATACTATTTCCGATGAACCGGACTTTTGGGCGGTCTGGGGATGGAATTATGGTATCGAAGAAATACAACAAACCGGCAAACCTATTCTGGTCTTTGAACCGGGGTTTTGGGGTAAAAAGAAAGCGCATCATTTGCCCTGCGACTCCTGGACTGTACGGTGGAACGGCATAGGTAACGGTGGGTTCTATCCGACGCCGGCATGGGATGCGGAAATACCTTACGACATCATCGAGCCAACGGGTGAGAATCTGGGTTTTTTCCAGCAAGTCCCGAAAGACGGCGCATTACGGGGTAACGTGGTTGCGCCACCGAGGGATGCCATCATAAAGCCACACCCGACACTTATACCGTGGGGAGGCGTTGCGGCCCGCCGCAAAGTTACGGTAAAGAACTTTGCTCTCGCAAGAAAAATAAACCGCTTTGAGGCATATTCGAGCCGGGCATTGATAGATGCCGCTCTGCTTGGACTTCAGATAAAGGCTTACGACCCAAGAGCTGCGATCACAGAAAATACGGAAGATCAATTGCGCTTTCTAGCGCAAACGCAATTCTCTTATGACAGGCTGCCGTTTGGTACTGAGTACGCTGTCAAGCACGGTCTGGAAAAGGCCAAGGAACTTGCGGGAAATGGAATCTATGATGAGGTCTTGTGATTACGATTGCCGGAAGCGGTCCATCGACTGAAGGGTTTGAGCATGTCACGGTAGCGACCAAGAAACGGTCGGTGCCATCGGATTACGTGATGGTGCATTTCCCCTACCAGGGAGATAAGCACGACCTGCCGTTGATGTCGTACCATAAGCGCAACGAGGGACGACGAACGGCATGGTATTGTGACACGCTGAGATGGAATAAATACTGGAGTCAGTTCATACGCATGAAACGACCACCACAACGAGTCAAACCGTCGCTGGGACTGTGCGCGGTTTTTGCCTGCGTTGAGAGGTGGAATATCGACGAGGTCGGCCTGATTGGATACGATAATATCCTTGATGGTAACGATACCTGGTTACACGACGCGATCGCCGAAAAGCAGTGCATCGAGTCGTTGGTAAAGATAATTGACCTACGACGCGGGTCTTAACAGTCACTCCAAGACACGGGGTGTTATACAACTTGGAGTAACTATGATTAACCTTTATGTAGGCTACGACCCGCGTGAGGCCGCGGTTTACCATGTGTTCTGCCAGTCGGTAATAGAACATGCCTCGGGACCGGTGCGTTTTATTCCCTTGCACAAGGGCATGCTCGAGGAGTTCGACGGGCAACGCGATGGCACTAACGCATTTATCTATTCGCGGTATTTGATACCATCACTGCAGAACTTCGAGGGTTATGCCCTGTTCTGTGATGGTGACATGCATGTCGAGGACGACATTTACGAACTGTACAACCTGCGTGATGATTGTGCTGTCCAGGTGGTGCCGCACGACTACCAGACCGATCACGAACTGAAGTACATCGGCACACCCTTGCAGAACAGTAACATCGACTACCCACGCAAGAACTGGTCATCGGTAGTCATATGGAACTGCGGTCATCCGTCACACAAGATACTCACCCGCGAGTTTATCGAGGATGCCGGCGGCGAGTTCCTGCACCGGTTCCAGTGGTTGAATGACGATGAGATAGGCTTCCTGCCGTTCGAGTGGAATCACCTGGTGGGTGAATACCACGAAAGCAAAGCAAAGCTGTATCACCATACACTCGGCTCGCCGGGGTTCGAGTTTTACCAGCACTGCGAGTCGGCCAAGGACTGGAACCGACACCTGATGAACGCCTTGAACATGGACGGTGAACGACAGACAGAGATGGTGCGCCGCGCCTTGTGGAACCGCACGGTGAGGGAGGTCGCATGAGCATTACCAAACGTATCGATGCGATTACGCACATTCCCGAGGTATACAAGCAGGCACAACCTCCCTGTCCGAAGAGTGTAAAGATTGAACTCACGGGCCGCTGTAACTACCGCTGCGGGTTCTGTGCGCTGAGAATGCGTAAGGAACAACCCGGCAAGGGCGACGACATGGACCTCGAGTTCTTCAAGAAAATCACCACGGATATGTACGAGTCCGGGGTTGAGGAGATCGGTCTGTTCTATCTCGGTGAGTCGCTGATGGCGCCCGAGCTCACGGTGGCTGCGTGTAAGTTCCTCAAGTTTGAACTGGGCATGCCGTATGTATTCCTGACCACGAACGGATCCAGGTGCAATATGGGCGTGGCCCTGGACCTGATGGAAGCAGGGCTGGATAGCCTGAAGTTCTCCATGAATGCCTCGGATATGGAGCAGTTCGAGGAGGTCATGGGCGTTAAGGCGAAACTGTACCAGAATGCCATTTACAACCTGCGTAATGCGTATGAGATCCGTAACAAGTTCGGGCTGTCAACCAAGATATATGCCTCTTCAATCATGTATGATGGGGAGCAGCAGGAACGTATGCAGGCACTGGTGGATGAGGATATTGCACCTTACTGTGACGAGCATTATTGGTTGCCGCTGTACTCGATGGGCTCTGTGGCGACTGAACGTGAGGCAGAACTGGGCTATAGACCGACTGCCGGCAACCAGGGACGCCTTGGTGGGCTGGTCAAGCCCCTGCCATGCTGGAGTGCCTTCACGGAAGGTCATGTGCGCTCAGATGGGTTAGTATCTCTGTGTTGCTTTGATGCAGACGGTCGTTTCCAGGTTGGAGATTTGCACAAGGACAGTTGGATGGACATTTGGCACAACGACGCCTTCACGGACATTCGCAAGGCGCACCTCAAGGAAGACCTCACGGGTACAGTCTGTGAGGAATGTGTAGCGTACTGACATGCCGACACCTAACCTGTTAAATCCCGGCAATGACCCTTACGTGGATGAACGTCTGCGTAGGGGTTTATTGAATCTGGGCACTGCCTTTGCAACGGGTGGTCCCGGTGTGCCGGGTGATATAGCCCAGGGTGCCATCAGTGGTGCCACCGGGTTGTTGAATGCACAGATGAACGCAATAGACCCTACGGGCAGGGTTAGGGCCATGTCGGGTCAGATGGCGCCGTTACAGTCGTATGATGTTCCCTATACGAGTGAGAATCTGCAGCGTGGACTGGGAGGTGATCCGAGCGCACCGGAATCGCTGTTAGGCTTTATCGGTGCGCCGGAGGTCACTGACGTTGCCAAGATAGGTGCATTAGTGGGCAAGGGTGGTCTATTGGCCCAGTCGTTATTCCACGGCACTCCCCACAAGTTCGACAAGTTTGAACTGGAGAAGATCGGCACAGGTGAGGGTGCCCAAGCCTACGGACATGGCTTGTATTTCGCTGAGAATCCGGGGGTGGCAGGCTCATACCAGAAGGGTTTATCAAAGATTGACCCAGATAATGTGACCTATGACGGGCGAAGTGTTGAGGATTTGTATGTCAGCGCACAAAAGAAACAAGATGCCGCACACCGACTAAAGGATGAAAAGAAAATACAGGAGGCGAACGCAGAACTTTACCTTTGGGAAAGCCTGATGACGCGAAACAATCCTGACGTTGTGCTTGATGAGTTTTTAGACCCCGATTATGGCTGGCCCGAGGCGAAAAAGTTAGCCGAAAGAATTGACCGGTCAAAGTTTAAGGGGGTTGAAGCAGGCCACCTCTACGAAGTATACATCCCTGACCCAACCATCGCCAAGATGCTGGATTGGGATGCACCACTGAGTGAGCAGCCTGAGAGTGTGCGCAAGGCGTTAGAACCATTGACTGACTTTTGGAAGCAGCAAGGCACTACGCAGGCGGGTATAGATTCGTGG